CAGGGAGATATCCTGTTGATGGACAAAAATATTATAATATATCAAAAGTAGATGTTTCAAGAATGATAAAGAAAAACATGCCTCAAATATACAAGGATTATCCAGAATGGAAAAATAAATAAAATATCTTGGTATAACAAAAATTAATATTCTATATTTTTAAATTAAGTAAAAACTAACTAAAAAGGAGAGCCTAATGGATATTAAAAAATATATAAAATCTTTAGAAGAAAAATGCCTAGGAGAGACATTTGACGCCGTTTATAACGACACTAATAGAATAGCAACATATAATAATAATATAGACAGCACTATTTTAAAAGTTTTTTATAATAAAGATAAAGATATAACAGTCATGGAATTTTTCGATAATAAATATTACACTACCGTGGCCTTTAGAACTAAAATAAATCCAGATGAAATATTATTTTATCATACCTATTTTATAGTAGAAAATCTTTAATTTACATTCATAAATAAATCGCTATATTAGGATAATTATGGCGATAACTATAGACCAGATTCATCAGACTAACGAAGCAACCTTAACCTCAATGGAAAAGAAGTTCTGTGAGGGTATAGCACAAGGAAAAGGTAAGCGGACCAGTGCTGTTGACGCAGGTTACTCTGAAACTTCTGCTCATGTACAAGCCGCAAGAAACTTAAAGAAGGATAAGATTATCCAGTACATCGATAGACTGAGGGTTGATGCGAGGCGCTTGACATCAGAGAGTGTGTCACAAGAGGTTGCAAAGCTAGATATTGTGTACAAAGATGCTTGTGCCAAGAAACAATACTCTGCCGCGGTCAATGCGATAAGATTAAAGTCGCAGTTATTAGGGTTCTTGATTGAGAAGAAAGAAGTACAACATAGTACACTTGACGCAATGAACGATGATGAGATGGCAACATACCTAGACAAGATAGAGAAAGACCATAACATACAATAATATAATATAATCCGCAACATACAATAACACGCCGCCGCAGTCCTTGTGTCAATGATGCTTGTTGAAGTGTGATTGTGTCAATGATGCTTGTTGAAGTGCGCCTAGTGGATCATTGTGGATCCTAGGATCAAGGCTGTGCAACGTGGATCAAGAATATAATAAAAAAAATTGTTAGAAAAAGCTCTAAACATTCCGTAACTTAAAAATATATTAAAACGTTTTTTTTTTTATTAAATAGATTATTAATTAATTTTATTAATTAAAAAGAAAGTTAGAAATTATGCTTATATACTATTTTAGAAAATTATTATTTACTATATTATTACTCTTTATTTACTCTTATATTAGTTTTTAGGAAATTCTACTTATACTAGAATAATAAGAAAATTGAGAGAACGAAACGAGAACAAAATAGTTTCTACTTATACTAGAATTTAACGTTTTTTTATTTTACTTTTATTAAAAAATAATAGATAATTCTATTATCTTTTAAAAATTAATCTTTTAATTAATAAAAGAGTTTTTAGAAGAAATAGAAAGTAGAATAAAATGAAAAATATAATTAATAATAAAATAATCGAGAATAAAGTAGCGTTATCTTTTCGAGAAGATTTAGATACTAAAGTATTATATCGTTTATTTAATACTAAGCGTTCTAATACTAAATCGTTCGAAATTTACGAAAAAGCGAAATTTTCTAAAAATATTTTAGAAGCTTTTAATAACGATTATCGAAAAATCGATATAGACTATGATACTTTAGCGAATAGAAGATTTAAGAAAGCTAATCTAATTATAGATAAAGCTTCTTATCTTACTAAAGAATTAAAAAACGAATTATTAGATATTACGAATTCTAATAAAATCTTTTTTAAAACTAATAAAGTATCGAACGAGATTATCGAATTAAATAAATACTTCGAAACTAAAATATTAGCGTTATAATCTAACTAAAAGAATTAAGCGTCTATATTAATTTATAGACGCTTTTTTTTTATCTATTCTATTCTTAAAATTTTTCTTACTCTATTAATCTAAGCGTTTAAAAAACGTATTAAGTTTGAATGATTTTAATCGTATAAAGTTTAAAAAGCGAAATCTACTCTTAGTAGAGAGAGAGATAGAGATAGTGATGAATGGCTTAAATGTGTATAAATTTTTGTGTAAAAAAAAATTTTTTTTTATATAAGTTTATATAAAAGAACTAGGCGATATTCATTAGTAAGGAGACTTACTTGAATAGGGGTGATGGTGGGCAACTTTTTTGTTTCTATAGTATCTAAAACGAAATAAATAAACATATGACTATTTCGATTTTGCTTCCTACAAGAAAAAGGATATCTTTACTTAAAAAATGTAGAGAATCATTATTAGATAATGCTTCTGATCCCTCAAAAATTCAACTACTTTATGGAGTAGATGATGACGATCAAGCTACAATAGATTTTTTAAAAGAAGATAAACATCCAGCTAGGTCTGTAATAAAATTTCCAAGACAAGGTTATGAAAATTTGCATTTATATAACAATGCTCTAGGAGCCTATGCTCAAGGTAATTGGATAATGTTCTTTAATGACGATGCGATTATGGAAACTAAAAATTGGGATTTAGAAATCGGTAAGTTTGATGGACAATTCAAGCTTCTTAAAGTAAAAGAACAAACAGGACATCCTTATAGTATCTTTCCTATTATACCTTATGATTGGTTTAGATGTTTAGATCACATAAGTCTCCATGGTCAAAATGATGCATGGGTCTCTGAGGTTGCTTACATGTTAGATATAATGCAAGACGTTGATATAAAAGTTTTTCATGATAGAGCAGATATTACTGGTAACAATAATGACGAAGTCTTTAAAGAAAGAATTTATAAAGAAGGGAACCCTGATCAAGAAGGTGATCTTCATCATCAAAAAATGGTAAATGCCAGATTTGCAGACGCAAGTAAGCTATCTTGGTTCCTTGATAAAATTGGACAATCTTCTTTACATTGGAAAAAAATTACTAAAAAAGAGATTAAACCATTTATTAAATTAGAAGAAAAATTTTTAGAGTATCAAAAAGCGGGTGCGATAGGAGCCGGAAAACAAAATGCAAAAATCCCAGATCAAGGAAAAGTTAAAGTCAGCTATTCAGATATACAAAAAGACTAAAGATCCAAGAGCTTCAGAAGTCATTGAACATTTAACTAAGATACTATCAACTTCTAAATCGAGAGATAATTTGTTAGATTATGCAAAGCATGTATATCCTGGGTACAAGGATCCAGCTCATATAAAATTAATTGCAAAAAATTTAGAAGCTTTAGAAAAAGGAGAGATAAATAGATTAGCAGTCTTTATGCCACCAAGGCATGGAAAGTCTATGTTATGTTCAGAGTTCTTTCCAGCATGGTATCTAGGAAATAATCCTAAAGAGTTTGTTATTCAATCTACTTATGCTCAAGAACTTGCTGATGACTTTGGTCGTAAAGTTCGTAATCAGATAGCTTCTCCAGATTTTAATAGTGTCTTTCCTCAAGTTGGCTTGCGTGCTGATTCAAGTTCTGCTAAACGATTTCACACTATGCAAGGTGGAACTTATTCTGCTGTCGGTGCAGGAGGAGCGATTACAGGTAGAGGTGCTCATTTACTTATTATCGATGATCCGATAAAGGGAAGAGAGGACGCTGAGTCCGAGACACAAAGACGTAATCTAGTAGAATGGTATAAGTCAGTCGCTTACACTCGACTTCAACCCGGTGGAAAAATTATTATTATTCAAACAAGATGGCATCAAGATGATTTAGCAGGACACATTTTAGCAGAGAGTAAAGAAGATTGGAAAGTTTTAGATTTACCTGCGATAGATGATAAAGGTAATGCTTTATGGCCAGAAGCTTATTCAAAAAAAGATTTAGAAAAAATTAAAGATACAGTCGGTCAACGTGTATGGCAAGCTCTTTATCAACAACAGCCAAGTAATGATGAAGGATCCATTATCAAAAGAGAGTGGTGGAATATTTATGATGGAGAAAAAATCCCTTCGTTATCTTATGTACTTCAATCTTATGATACTGCGTTCTCTACAAAAAGTTCTGCTGACTTTTCAGCTTGCACTACTTGGGGAGTATTCAATGCTCGTGATGAAAATAATGTACCTTATGCTGCAGCAATATTATTAGACGCATGGAAAGAAAGATTAGAATATCCTGATTTAAGAAAGAGAGCACAAGAGAGCTTTGAAGAATGGAAACCAGATCAAGTACTGATTGAGCAACGAGCCTCTGGTCAATCTCTTATACAAGATATGAGAAGATCCGGTGTTCCAGTAGTTACATTTAATCCAGATAGAGATAAAGTTTCGAGAACTCACGCTATTGCTCCAATGTTTGAAGGCGGGTTAGTCTTTACAATGGACGAAGATTGGACTAAAAGTGTATTAGATGAATCGGGATCTTTCCCTTATGGAAAGCATGATGACATACATGATACTTGCGTTCAAGCTTTAATGCGTATTCGTGATGGCTTTCTAGTAACACACCCTGATGATCCTGACGATGAAGATTATGAACAAGCAAAATATACAAAAAAAGACAAACATTATTACTCTTAATCGGTATAGACCTTTTAAAGATAGGCCACCTACTTCTAAAGAAGTAGAACAAAAGCAAGATGACGAAGTAGTTTTAGGTTTAAATGATGCATGTCTCCAGATTATAGAGAAGATGGA